TCACGCGATATTCACCAGTTCAGCAAAAGCGCCTTGTGCCATATTTGTGCCATTCCCCGCCAGGAATGAGTCGATTTGCATGGCATGCTGCGTCAGGTGATTCGGTGCCAGATGTGCATAACGCTGCACCATCTCGATACTTTCCCACCCGCCCATTTCCTGTAGCGCACTGAGTGGCACGCCGGACTGCACAAGCCAGCTTGCCCAGGTGTGCCGCAGGTCATGGAAGCGGAAATTTTCTATTCCCGCCCGCCTTAACGCTGCGCGCCATGCCGTGTTAGCATCAGACCGCATTTTGCGCACCGCCTTTGTTCTCGTTCCATCCGGGCGAACGGATGATTCAGTGTGAACAAAGACCCACCGGTTATGTTTCCCCAGCTGCTCCCGCAGCACCTTACAGGCCGATTCGTTCAGGGCGACCCCAATCGCCCTTCCTGCTTTCGCGTCCTCGGGGTGAATCCACGCGACCTTCCTCTGCATATCAATTTGTGACCACTCCAGATCGGTGATGTTCGATCTGCGCAGCCCCGTCGCCAGTGCAAAAATAACAACGGGCTTCATATGCTCGGGAAGCTCCCGGATCAGGTTCGCCGCTTCCTCTTTGGTTAGCCAGCGAATACGCTTATTTTTTGGCACCGGGCATTTGATGTTCGGCGCTTTGGCTATCCATCGCCATTCGTTGGCCGCACATCGTAACAGCGCCCGGATGAAAGCAAGGTGCGTCGCCTTCGTCGCCAGCGACGCTGGTTTATCCTTAAATTCAGGAACCGGCTTACCCCTTCGCAGCAGGCTGTCCCGTTTAGCCTCCCAGTTCATTCGATGTTTGCGATTAACCATCGAACTCACCGCCGACAAGATCCTGTCTTCCGTGATTGCTGACAGGTCCATTCCTTTGAAGTGCATCCTCCAGAATCCGATCCGGCTTTTGTCATCGTCCAGGCTTTTCTTGTGCTGCTTTTCGTTAAGCCAGCGAACGCACGCTTCATCGAACGTTCGCGGCTTAAACTCCCCCATCTTATCAACTCGCCATGCTTCAGCTTTCAGCTGATCATAGAGCTCCTGCGCTTGCCTTTTGTCCGTTGTCCCAAGAGACCGTCTAATTCGACTTCCACCAGGCGTAACGAAGTCGCAGTGCCACGTACCGGCACGTTGTTTGATTGACATGCTTTTTCCTCCTGCACATCAACCGCATTCACGGGTTGATTGTGGATCGGGTTCTTCACTGCCGCAATACAGTCTGTTTTGCAGATCAGGTATGGGCTTTTTTTCTTATGTGGATTTTTTCGGGTAGCAGCCAGGCGACCGGACTTTATCCACTGGGCAATCGTGCCTTTATCCACTTTTAGGAAGGCGGCGGCCTCATCTCTGGTAAATACTTCTTCTTCCATCGATGTTCTCCAGTGGCCCCAGCCGGGGCCGTCATTGTTAATCAGTGTGCCTGTGCTGGCAGGTTTCGAAGTTTACGAACGCCGATCATTGCTGTGGCGACATAGCTGGTGGCCCGGTTGACGACTTCGACGGTGACCTTCATGCCATCCACCTCAACGGTGTAATTTGTCTGGCGCTTCTGCCTGCCGTAATCGCCATATTTTGCGTGGTGCGCCGCCAGCGCAACATCGCAAGCGCGGCGACCAATAGGTGATTGCTTACTGCGATTAATCAGCTTCATCATCACTGCACTCCCAAAGTGGCTACGACATCACTCGCTGTTTCGCGGGTGCTGCCTTTGCTGGATATAGCCCGGCGAGCACTGACGCGGTGCAGCGTGAAGCCGTGCTGTTCGTAAAGTTCAATTACGCGCGGAGCGGTAGAATTGCTGATCACCACTTTTGCCCCCCGCAGGTGGGCTGCCACACAGCTTTCCGCAAGCTCTACCTGGCTATCCCATGAGAACCCACCAGCCGCGTAGTTAGTGAAACCAGCGGTGCCGGGCAGCGGTTCATAAGGCGGATCGCAGTAAACGACGTCACCATCACCTGCCAGCGCGAGCGTGCGCCTGAAGCCTGCATTCATGAATACGCATGCGTGAGCCTTCCGCTTAAATGCCTCGATCTCTTCTTCCGGGAAATATGGCGCTTTATATTTCCCAAAGCCGACGTTAAAAAAACCGTCCAGGTTGTAACGGATCAGGCCGTTGAAGCAGTGCCGGTTGAGGTAAAGGAATGCTGCTGCGCGCTCGACCGCATCCAGCCGCTGCGCGTTGAATGCTTCACGAATTACCATGTAGTTTTCGGCATCATTCAGATGCCTGAATGCCTTCATTGCCTCATAGATAACCGAATCGGGGACCACCGCCAGCATCTGATACAGGTTAATCAGGTCAGCGTTGACGTCAGCCAGAAGGAAGCGTTCGTGCTTGTCTGAGTTAAGGAACACCGAGCCGCCACCCACAAAAGGCTCAATAAGGCGCTTACCTGCGGGGATCAGGCGATCCAGTTCCGGCAGCAGCGCATATTTGCCGCCAGCCCATTTAAGGAACGGGCGCTGCCAAATTCGTGATGCGGGATTGTGTGCTGGTGGCAGCTTAACCGCTTCATTGATTTGCTCAACGCAAACATTTACAAATCCGTAATTCATGCTGCCACCTGCTTTTCGTTAAGTTCTTCAGCCAGTCGTTGCGCCTTCAGTGGGTTGGTAACGACATCACCCCACGGCATCAACCATCCGTTTTTCTCTTTGAGCCAGGGCAGGCGCACCGCGCCAACCCTGATTTCGTCCTGTGCGTGTGTCATAACGCATAGATAGAGTGAGAAGGGAACGGGAGACCAATCGGCGCAAATGGGATATCGTCGTCAAAGTCGACCGGTGGCTGACCGCTGTTCTGCTGCAAGCGAGACTGTGGTGCGCCGCCAGTCTGATTTGCATAAGGGTTACCGCCATGTTGGGTATTGCGTGGTCCAGAGAACTGCGCGCCGCCGTGAATACGTTCGTCCTTATCCTTCATCGACATTTCAAGCGCGGCGATCGCTTCTGCTGGGGCGTTCTCAGCGTGTTCGGCGTAGGTCTTACGCGTTCCCGGCTGGAAAACGTGGCGCACTTCGAACTTGTAGCCGTCGCCGCCGTCGTTTTTGGTGTACAGCACCTTCTGGAGGAACAGGCCCACCTTTTTGCCAACCAGTGCCGGGCAGTGCCATTCGATGCCGTTTTGGCCCTGTACCTGCTGCGGTTGCGCCTGTTTGACCTGGGCGACCCACATCAGCGCTGATACCAGCCCCATGCCGAAAGTCTGCTGGCCGTCTTTGCCGAGGAAGTTAATGCGCAGGAAATTCGCCTTGAGCCCGTTGGAATCCAGGCTCAGTTCGAGCGCCTGGGACTGGCTGCCATCTTTCCCGAAGGTGTACACCGCAGAAACGATTTCGCCCTCGTAAGCGCCGGTTTCGCTGATCCCGCCTGTTGCGCCAGCTTTCTTCGCCATCTCAGCAGTTTCGTTGTTCCACATAAAAGTCATTGGTTGGTTCATCGTTAATTCCTCAGAGTTACAATTCGGTCATAAATTCGGTGATAGCCACGTCTACGGCGTGGAGGTCGTTGTCCATTTCCGTCTGATCAGGGAACAGGTCAGGCGGTGCTTTGGCGGTGTCGTTGTCATCGCCTTTGATGAGAAAGACGTGTTTGCCGTCCTTCTTGATGGCGCGCAGCACGATGGAGAAATAGCCCTCTGGCGTCAGCTTTTCGTTGAGCATCTTTCCGGTAGTCTTCATGCGGATCTTTCCCTCGGTCTCTTCGGTGTGAGCCAGGAAATAAACGCGGAAGTCGTCCGGCAGTTCGGTGGCCGCCATGATGATTCGCCAGATGTGATCTGCCATTTCGGTGAACTTGGCATAGCCGGTCTGGTACGCGCGGTTCATGTTTTCGTGCTGCATGACCACCTGGAAATCGTCGATGATCAGGACGCGGCGCGTTTTCGACTGCACCATGCGATAGATGGTGTCCAGCACCGTTTCCCAGTTATCCGAGCGCAGAACGTTACCGCGCTGTTTGCTTCCGTCTGGCAGCTGCTTGCCGTGAAGTTTCCAGCCCGCAGACTTGAACGGCAGCATTTTGGGGATGCACTGGAGCAGCATCACATCGTCCGGATTGAAGTTGCGCAGGCTGTAGGACTTGCCCGCGCCAGAGTCACCGAGGATCAGCACTGGAGTACCCATCATTTACCCCCGTTCAGCCAGTGTTCAGCCGTAAACAGCACGTCTTCGTCGTCGCTGTTGGCAACGAGCCAGCGCAGGTAACCCGGTTCTGTTTTTGCCAGCTCTGCGAACGAGACGCCTTTATGCTTACCGAAGCGGAGCGCATGCAGCAGGGAAGGGTTATTGGAGATGGCGCGCATCTCGCCCATCGTCCATTTCGCCAGGCGGCCCATATAGAGCAGCAATTCGGCGGTGACGTAGCAGTCATACAGCGCTCGGTTAGCGTACAGCCCTTCAGGTACTTCCGGTTTCAGCCCGAGGCTGTAACGCAGATACTGGTTGCTGTGGCTCTTGTGCTCCGGCAGGAGCGAACGCGCCAGCTTGGCGGTGCAGATCCATGGAGCGTTCATTGCGGGAAGCTTGGCTTTATCGAACTTCGCGTTGTGGGCGACGTATGCGTCGGCACCCATATAGCGGCCAATTACTTCACTGAGCAGCGGCGCGCCTTCCACCATGTCTTCGGTGATATGGTGAATAGCCATGGCCTCAAAACCGATCGCCACGCCTGGCTTAACGAGGTCGCTCATTGGGTTGCAGATCACGCCGTCGACAATATCGACGCTGGCGATTTCCACCACGGTTTCCGGGCCGCCTTCCAGCTCAGTCGTTTCGGTATCAATGACACGCAGCATTGTTAATCCCCTGTGTTCTGTAATCACAAACTGCATCGAAGTGCGCTAGCTGGTGGGCGATGGCCTCAAGGTCAGCTGGCGATAAGTGGTACATCAGGCACAGCAGCGCGATAAGGTTCATTGCCTGCTGTTGGTTTTCGGTCCGCATTGCTTCTTCTCCTGTTCTGAAAGCCCGGCACCGTGGAGGCTGCCGGAATCAGGTCAGTCTTTCGGGTTGAGCTTTTCAGTCAGTTCAGCCACGCAATCGCGCCCGGCCTTTTTGTATGCTTCGGCTGCGCTGCCGCTATATTTGTCGTCTACAGCCTGTTCGAACTGGTCAATGGAACCGAAGAAGCAACCCGCAGCGATCCGAAACTCTTTGCCGGTCCACACAGCGAAGATGGTGCGGCTGGAGTAACCGCAGTTTTCACGGTAAGAAACGTTCGTGATCTTCTCCGGGCGCAGGTCGAGCCAGCCGCCCACGTTCAGATTGTCCGGCAGCGCGGTGATGCTGGTGTCGCGCAGGTCGAGCCAGCCGCCCACGTTCAGATTGTCCGGCAGCGCGGTGATGCTGGTGTCGCGCAGGTCGAGCCAGCCGCCCACGTTCAGATTGTCCGGCAGCGCGGTGATGCTGGTGCCGCGCAGGTCGAGCCAGCCGCCCACGTTCAGATTGTCCGGCAGCGCGGTGATGCTGGTGCCGCGCAGGTCGAGCCAGCCGCCCACGTTCAGATTGTCCGGCAGCGCGGTGATGCTGGTGCCTTCCAGGTAGAGCGAGCCGCCCACGTTCAGATTGTCCGGCAGCGCGGTGATGCTGGTGCCGCGCAGGTCGAGCCAGCCGCCCACGTTCAGATTGTCCGGCAGCGCGGTGATGCTGGTGCCGCGCAGGTCGAGCCAGCCGCCCACGTTCAGATTGTCCGGCAGCGCGGTGATGCTGGTGCCTTCCAGGTAGAGCGAGCCGCCCACGTTCAGATTGTCCGGCAGCGCGGTGATGCTGGTGCCGCGCAGGTCGAGCCAGCCGCCCACGTTCAGATTGTCCGGCAGCGCGGTGATGCTGGTGCCGCGCAGGTCGAGCCAGCCGCCCACGTTCAGATTGTCCGGCAGCGCGGTGATGCTGGTGCCTTCCAGGTAGAGCGAGCCGCCCACGTTCAGATTGTCCGGCAGCGCGGTGATGCTGGTGCCTTCCAGGTAGAGCGAGCCGCCCACGTTCAGATTGTCCGGCAGCGCGGTGATGCTGGTGCCGCGCAGGTCGAGCCAGCCGCCCACGTTCAGATTGTCCGGCAGCGCGGTGATGCTGGTGCCGCGCAGGTCGAGCCAGCCGCCCACGTTCAGATTGTCCGGCAAGGCGTCGACGCCGCTAACATCTTCCAGATCCAGATTGTTGGTGACGGTGATATTTCCGTTATCAGAAACGGTGTGCTGAATATCGTTTTTAACGAGGTGCTTAATTAAGTCGAACATTGCTGATCCTTAAATTTTGGGTGTAGAAGTCCTGTCGCTTGATTAGCCGACCATTCGGTTAAATTCGGTTTTACTGACGTTCCCGCTAATGGATTGCGGGTTTACCGTGCTGGTTGAGATAAACCTCTATCTCGTCGTTAGTGGTGCGCAGGCGCTCAAACAGGGTGAACAGATACAACCCCTTGCCTACGTTTGCAGACGCACGGTATGTGCGCCCCTGGTACTTGACCAGCATTCCTGGTACCACGCTGGTTCTTGGTAATGTTGTTGTGCCGTAATTAGCCATCTCATCCCCTTGCCGTCTTCCCGGCTGCCAGAACTTTTAACCGGGCATTCGCGTTTGAATGCGTTGTTTGGATGAGCTAACAATAGCTAAAGCGATTATTTGAGTCAATCGCCTAAACGATAATTTATTTAGCTAAAGCGATAATTTTATGATTTATAAGGTTATTTATTTGATTGGGAAATGTGCGATGAAATGACATTAGCGAAGGGATTGGGGGGATTTTAATCAGGTCAGGGACAATAAAAAACCCGGCAAGCCGGGTTTATGCGAAGCGCTTGTACTCTATTGATTGTCTTAGTAACACTTTAGCCATTACGTAGAACTGATCTTCGTCTTCTGACTCAACATACCATTTCTCGTAGATAGGGTTGTCTGAGATGACAGCAAGCCGATCTCTTTGCATCTGAAGTCTTTTGACGTGCAGAGTTTTTCCGAACACAAATACGTAAACGCCATCACCATCAAAATAAGTCACGCCAGTATCAACAAAAATTTGATCTCCTGGTGAGATGGTTCCATCCATGCTGTCGCCGTTAACAGTGATAACTTTTACATTATCTGCGGGGCGGTTTCCGAAAAGTGCGCGAGCCTGTTCAGTTGTGTATTCGATTGCTCTTATGGTTTCGATAAAATCACTGGTAACTAGCGAGCCAGGACCGGCGCTGGCCTTAACGTCAAGCACATCCACGCGGTAAACCTCATTCATAACTGGTTTAATTTGGTATAGCGTGTTTGCTTCGCGAATGCCAGATTCCAACATCTCACCTTGCCCCGTTGAAAGCCATTCAGGACGCACACCCAGAACAGATGCGATCTCTACTGTTTTTCGTGAGCCGTTCGCACCTTTAAGTAACTTATTTACGCTGGACTGAGCCATGCCTACATCTTTCGCCAGCCTAGCCTGCGTGTATCCAGCGACGTCCATTGCGTGCCCTAAGCGTTCTGAGAATCCCATAAAAGCCTCTTTTTAAGTCCTCTTTAAATAGTATCGCCAAGGCGATTGTTTGGCAAAGAATCGCATAGGCGATTGACAATCGCTAAAGTGATATTCATAATCGCTTTAAACTGATAGCTGAGGTGATTATGAAGAACCCCGCAGTAGAAAAAGCGATTGCCCTTGTCGGTAGTCAGAAAGAGTTAGCTAAACGCTGTGGAAAGGCCCAATCAACGATCTGTGATTGGTTGAACGGGAAGAAGCGTATTTCTCCTGTTCATGTCCCAGACCTTGTTAATGCCGTTAACGGAGAGATTCAGGCATATGAATTTCGGCCTGATCTTCCATCCATTTTCCCACATCCAAATAACCACGCCATTTAGTCAAACCAGTGGCGTAACTCACTTTATGAGGATTATCACCCATGGAGAACGCAATCGCACGAAAGTTAGACCCGCCAGTTATCAATCCGGTTGAGATAGAGAGCGTTCTGCTCACCCGGCTTGCATCAGTGGGCCAGAAGTCTTACGCCGAGCATATGGGCATCAGCGAGTCGACGGCCAGCAGGCGAAAAGCTGAGGGGCATTTCAGCACCATGGCGAAAGAGCTGGCCTTCCTGGGTATTCAGGCCGCGCCACCGGAAGCGGTGCTGGTATCGCGCGAATATCTGGCCTCAGTCGAAACGCTCGCTGATATCGGGCTGAAAGCCGAACGGGCAAGGCCGGGGCCGCTGGGGTGGGATTAAGCCATGAACCATATCGAATTTATCGAAAAGCATGTGCGTGAAGAACTGCTAAAGCTCGGTTTCTCTCTGGGAGTGGCTCAGGGGGGGGGCATTCCAGGCAATCGACATGTACAAGCGCATGAGCCAGGCAAGCAGAAAGGGGAAGATTTTTGATGATGTTTTACGGCACGCAAAGCTGTGGGCGGAGAAGCAGCAGTTACCCGCAGACCGATTTGATAAGCGAAAAGTTAAACGGAACGCCCAGCCGGGCCTGTTCTGAAAAGGCGAAAGCCGCTGTGCGTCAACACAAGCGGCTCTCAGGTGCAACAAACGTGAGTAAATTGCGAGGTCAATTCTAATGCCAAAGCGCAAAAAGTACCAGGAAAATGAGGAACGACGCCTTCAGGATTCTCCTGATGGGCTGGTGGTCGCCGCGTCAAAAAACAGAGCGTTCGCTGAACGTCTTGTTGGCGTGATCCGTCTGGCTCTGGCTACATCGGGAGTGAAAAATGGGCGTCGTTAAGTTAGCAGACTACAGGCCGCCGCTGGAGGTCGTGGAGCATCGCGTGGCGCAGATGGAAGATGGTTTTACTCGTGTTGCTAATGAGCTTCTCGATGCTGTCATGGCATCCGGACTAAGCGAAACAGAGCTGTGTGTCGTCCTCGCTGTTTGGCGCAAGACGTATGGCTACAACAAGAAGATGGACTGGGTTAGCAATGACCAGCTTGAGCAGATGATTGCCAAGCATCACACACACTGTTCGACAGCAAAAAATCAGCTTGTTGCCAAAAAAGTCTTGGTCCAGGAGGGGCGTAGCGTGGGTATGAATACCAGCACCATCGAGTGGAAAACAAAGATTAACGGATTCTGCAAAACATTAGCTAAACCTGCTAAGGATTCTTTAGCGGAAGTTGCTAATAAAACCTTAGCGGAAAGTGCTAAGGAAACATTAGCGGAAGGTGCTAAGGATGATGGCGAAACCTTAGCAGAATCTGCTTTTGAAACTAAGCAGGATCTGCTAACCACAAAAGACAATATACAAAAGACAATAAACAATACCCCCCAACCCCCAGAGGGGGAGTGTATCGGGCAGGAAGAAAAACCTGTCTCTAAGAAAACTCAGATCGACTACCAGGCGGTGCTGTCTGCATACAACACCACCCTGGGAGACCGCCTTCCCCAGGCAGAGGCACTAAACGACAAACGTCGCCGTGCTATCAAACGCCTGCTGACCGAACTGAAAGAGCCAACTGTCGAGGCTGTGGAGAATTACTTCGCCGCGTTCGCTGAACGAGCACCAAAATTTTACTTCGGTGAGAACGACAGAGGCTGGCGCGCCAGTTTCGATTATCTGTTGCGCTCTGACACCCTGCTGAAAACCAGGGAGAAGGCGCTATGACCGACATGAACATGATCCCTCAGAACATCGAAGCCGAACAAAGTGTGTTGGGCGGCATGATGCTGGATAGCGGTAGCGATCGCTGCCAGACCGCCATGTCGATGCTCAAACCAGAATCGTTCTACATCCGCCCCCACCAGGTTATTTTCGCCGAGATGCGGGAGCTGGTAGCCAACCAGAAGCCTATCGACCTGATCACCCTGATTGAGTCGCTGGAGTCGAAAGGGCTTGGAGAGCAGGCTGGTGGCTTCGCTTACATGGCCGAAATATCCAAAAACACCCCCAGCGCGGCGAACATCGTTCACTACGCCATGCTGGTGCGCGAGAAAGCCATGGAGCGCTACGGCATCGACAAGCTGACCAGTGCTACAGAACTGCTGTTTGCCCGTAACGGGATGACCACCAGCCAGAAGTTTGACGCTATTCAGACCCTGTTCACCGATATCGCTGACTACGCGAAAACCGGTAACCGCCGAGGGCTCCGCGAGTTTTCGGAAGTGATGGGCGACTGGGTGGACGAGGTGGAAGCGCGCTGGAGCGACTCAGACGCAACGCGAGGGCTTTCAACGGGGATCGGCTCGCTGGATGACCTGCTGCAACCGAAAGGGCTGGTTAAAGGCGCTCTGATGGTGATCGGCGCACGTCCGAAGATGGGGAAAACCACGCTGTATAGCCAGCTGGCCGTCAACTGTGCCGAAGTTGAGCAACTCCCCGCGCTGATGTTCAGTCTTGAGATGCCGGATAAGCAGATTGTGGAGCGCATGATCGGGCAGGTCAGCCGCGTGAATACCGACGTGTTTTATGGCGATCGGTACGACGACGCGCAGGTGGCAATGGCTTTTGCTGCTGGTGGACGTCTGGCCCAGACCGGAAACCTTTACGTCGACGACACTCCCGGGATCACGCTGGCGCACATCGTTGCAGAGTCACGGCGCATCAAACGCGAACGCGGCGCTGTCGGCATGGTGCTGGTGGACTACCTGACCCTGATGACCGCCGACAAGGCCGACCGTAACGACCTGGCCTACGGGATTATCACGAAGGGGCTGAAGAATCTGGCGAAGGAATTGAACTGCATTGTGGTGCTGCTTACCCAGCTGAACCGCGATCTTGAGAAGCGCACCAACAAACGCCCGATGCCGAGTGATTCCCGAGATACCGGGCAGATTGAGCAGGATTGCGATTACTGGATCGGCATTTACCGCGAAGGCGCATACGACGAAAACGCAGATCAGGCGGCTACCGAATTGCTGTTGCGCCTGAACCGCCACGGCCCGACCGGCGTTGTTTATTGTGACCAGCGCAACGGGGCTATCTACGACTGTGACCAGGCTGCTGCTGAGCAGAAGCGTCGCGCGAATGATGCCAGACCCAACAAAAATAGGGAATTTTGATGAAAATTTACATTGCCGGGCCAATGACCGGCATCCCGAAATTTAACCGCCCTGCGTTCCATTTTGAGGCTATTCGCCTGGCTTCGGAAGGCCATGTGGTGTTAAACCCCGCGACGCTTCCCGATGGACTGAGCCAGCCAGAGTACATGGATATTTGTCTCGCGATGCTCCGCTGCGCTGACGGCATTTTCCTGCTGTCCGGCTGGCAGAACTCCGAAGGCGCAAAAGCGGAACACGCTCTGGCTCAAAAGCTGGATCTGGAAATCATTCATCAGGAGAACGCGGCATGACCAATAAAACCAAAGAACTCGTAGCTGCCGGGCATGCGCTGGCGAAAGAGCTGCATTGCGCTGAGTCTGCCGCGCTGGTGCGTGAACTGGCTACGCAGCTGGATGTACAGCGTGTTCGTGCTGATGTGTTGGCTGACGCAGATAAGCAGAACTCCGAACTGAAAAAAGAGAACGAGTACATTCGCAATCGGCACAAAGAAATGGATCTGTTAATCGGGAAAAACATTCTGGTCATGCAGGCTGCCATTATCGAATGGCAGGGAACTGGCGACGCTAAGAACGGACTGGCATGGATTTATAACACGCTGTTTGGCCCTGGCGAATTACCGGACGAATCCGAGAAAGATGCCCAAGCCTACTTTGACCGCAAATATGCTCCGCTTGACGAAGAACTTATGGCGCTTCACCAGTGGTTTTGGGAGCAAAGCGAGGCTGAACGCGCAGCCGCTGGCATAGGGAAGGGGGAGTGAGCATGGCTTTAAAGCACGATGAACTTTGCCAGATAGCCTGCCGCTTTCTGAAAAACAACGGTTTCAAGGTGGCGTTTCACGATCGCTTTGTCGCTGCCGTTGCCACTGGTGAGCAGCCGGATGCGATCGGCTTCCGAAACTTGGCCTCCTGCCTGATTGAGGTTAAGTGTTCCCGCAGTGATTTTCTGGCGGACAAGAAAAAGCATTTCCGTATTGAACCGTCGAAAGGGATGGGTGATTGGCGTTTTTTCATGGCTGAACCTGGCTTTATCGAGGTTTCTGATTTGCCACCGGGCTGGGGTCTCCTGCACGTCAGGAACAGTCGCGTATACAAAATTCACGGCTGGCCGGGAAACGCGCTGTGGTGTTCGCGAGAGCATAAGCCTTTTCAGGCCAACAAACAGGCCGAATGCGATTACATGTATAGCGCGTTACGCCGAATGGATATAAGAGGCCATCTCAAAGAAGTTTACGACGGCGTAATCGTTAACAATACAGAAGGAAGCGTAGCATGATCAGTTTCACCAAAGAGCAACTCACTGCTTCAGCGCAATCCCGCATTGAGTTTGCAGAAATGATGTTGTCTGGCGAATTGGAACCCCTCAAAGAGCGCACATGGACAATAGAACTGGAACTGGCGCGCATCGCGCTGGCATCGCTGGACGCTGAGCCAGATTACTACGTTGTGGTGACTAGCGCAGGCGTCTGGCAGTCGTTTTGTAAAACTAGAGCAGAGGCGGAATTTATCGTTTCGAAACCGTTTAACCCCGGTTACTCAGTGCTGGATATCTACACCGCCCAGCCAGCGCCGAGAGTGATGAAAGACCATCAGATTCGCGAGCTGGTAAACGAATTGCGCGATATCACTGTCGAGTATCATGGCACACAGCAGCTGCGCGAACGCATTGCCCGTACTGTGTGCGCAGCCATGCAGGAGGGGGAATGAGCTATTTCTTCCTGATTATGGTGATTACCAGCCAAAGCATGAACATGCAGGTTGAGCCGATGGAGAGCATGGAACAATGCCAAGCGGCAATCAAAGCGATCGACCTTGCTGATGAACAGCGCTCATGGACTGAAACATCGCCTAGCATCAACAATATCAAGTGCGTTGAGGTGAAATAATGGCTAAATCTGCCGCCGAACGCAAAGCAGCGCAACGCGCCCGGCAAGCCGCTGCTGGTGGGCGTAAGTTTGAGCTCATACTTGATACGCAGGAACTGGAGATGCTGGAGCGCAATTGTGCATTACGCCGCCCGGGGCGAGCGCCGTATGAAATGAGCGAATACGTCGCGATGCTGATCCGTCAGGATGATGCCCGCGTTCGAGGTCGCATTAAGTCAATCAGCGCGAACCGCTGCGGTAAATGCGGCGATGCGCTACCGGTTAAGTCGTGTCCGTGCGACGGTGATTCGCAATGCTGGGTTACGCGCGGCTGGCATGAAACCAAATTAGCGGTGTGACATGTCACAATGTAATCAATAACATACAAGCCTCTTCGGAGGCTTTTTTCTTTGCTGCCAAATTGCTTTTGCCTGCATGCCCAGCCATAATATCCCTGTCAGCCTGAACAACTGACACCCGGACATTCGCGCCACGGAGAACACCATGGCGCTGCACTACCAGCTTAAACACAATAGCCTGACGTTATCCGACGTCAGCGATTTGTCGTATCTGTCGCTTAACCCCTTCGGGGGTGACGCGTGAGCCAACAATTCCACCTCGTTAACGAAAGCGTTAAGCAGAACGCTATCAACTACATCCGTCAGATACCGGTCGACAGCAAGCGCCCGCTGATTCTCGACGTCAAAGAGTCGACGCGCACGGCCATTCAAAACCGCAAGATGTGGCCGCTACTGAAAGACCTTTCCGACCAGGTTCTCTGGTTCGGCAATAAATACGATTCCGACGACTGGAAAGACCTCATCACCGCGCTGGTGGCGAAGACCAAAAAGCAGGAACAGCGAATGGCCCCCGGGCTTGATGGCGGCGTCGTGATGTTCGGCCAGCGCACCAGCAAAATGACCATTCCCCTGATGGTCGAAGTCATCGAGACGATTTACTGGTTCGGCACCCAGCAGGGCGTCACCTTCAGCGAACAATCCCGCAATGAAATCGAGTGGGCTAAACGTTGGGGGGACAGCAATGCGAAATAACCCCAATCAGCGAACCTACCGCAGTAAAAAATGGCTCGCTGCTGTCGGGCAGATAGAGCAGTGCGTGTTATGCGGTTCGTGGGGGACTCAGGTAGCGCATCGCAATGAAGGGAAAGGCATGGGACTGAAAGCCGATGATTGCGCCACGGCGGCGATCTGCGTTTGCTGCCACGACAGCATCGACAACGGTAGCAAGCTATCGCGCGACGAACGTCGCCAGCTTATGGACCGCGCCATCGTTTTGACCGTTATCCAGATCGCCCGCCTTGGGCTGGTGGTGCCCGCATGAAAATTTACGATATCAACCCGGTCAGCAAGCCTCGCATGACCAGAAGCGATCGCTGGCGCAGCAGGCCAGAAACCTCCGCCTACTGGTTCTTTAAAGCTCAGGTGCGCCGCCTCGGTATAACCCTCCCGGAATCCGGTTACCACATAACATTCGTTCTGCCCATGCCGAAAAGCTGGAGCAAGAAGAAGCGTCAGCAGCATGACGGACAGCCTCACCAGACTAAGCCGGATAAGGACAATCTGGAGAAAGCATTACTGGATGCAATATTCGATGATGACTGTCGGATATGGGACGGCAGGGTAACTAAGCGGTGGGGAGAGACAGGCCAGATCATTATCCAGGAGAATGCAGAATGACACGCAACGACATTAACAATTACCAGAAAGCGTCTGTTGAGCGTACTAACCCGCAAAACGCCTGGGTGGCGCTGGCAGCAGTTCCACGCAGATCTTACCTGGGGAAATATCGCCGACTGACACCATCGCAAAGCCGTTGGGTTCGTTCGCTGCTGAACCACTGGGGCGGCATGTACGGGGGCAGCGGGACAGAGCACCTTTCTGGTGGCGGCGGTATGTGGTCAATGATATTGACCGGCTGGACTGGCGAGCAGCAGGAGCGGATCGCTACCGTGCTGTCTGGTCTGCGTAAAATTGGCTATACCGGCGATGCGTTGTTTGAGCAGGCGAAAGCCATCATCTGGCCGAAGAAATCACTTTCTGATCTGATTGGCAATGCCGGGGACCAGGAGGAAGCTGCATTCATGGAGGCTATCATCCTGAAGTCCTTCAAGCCGGGAAGTCCCGTGTATGAGATAGGGAAGGACTATTACACCTGGCGGAAAACCATCAATGACATGGCTCGATGGATGCAGTATTACTACGCACCGTTTCTTACCGAAAAGCAATGTATTGACCGTGTGCGTTGGTGTATTGAGTTGTTCAACTCTGCTGTCTTCTTCACGTTAAAAGATGAATTAGGCTTCGAAAATGCAAAAACTTGCGAAAAAGACTTGAAAACGAGTTTTGAAACTGCATAATTCAGATATGCTCGGACGTCAAAGGCGAAAGAGCTTACCCACCAGCGGAGATGCCTTGCGCGGAGCGGTGGGAACCACATTTAAGCCCTTGCAGAAATGCAGGGGCTTTTTGCATTCAGGGTCAGAAGCACAGAGGTTGTGCGATCGGCTGTTAACCGATTGGTCGAAGGTTCGAATCCTTCCTGTCCCGCCAAATACCTACCAGGACCATAAGAGCAAAAGCTCAACGCACTACCCTCTATTGCCCACCGCGCCGTGGGCTTTTTTATTGCAGGCCGCAGATATCATTTTCAGATGCCATGTAGCAATCAGAGTCTGACGGCCTTTCCCCTACAAACACACACAGCACCATCCGGAAAATCGGAGGTGAGGCCTATGAAAATGCCATACAAACAAGATTTCATCGCTGCGCTACTTGCCGCCAAGGAGCAGGGTATTGGTGCAATGCTGGCTTTTATCATGGCGTATCTGCGTGGTCGCTATAACGGCGGCGCGGTAACAAAAACGCTAATTGATGCGCTGATGTGCGCGATGATTGCCTGGTTCGTTCGTGACCTTCTGGACTTTATCGGCCTGAGCAGCAACCTCGCCTACATAGCCAGCGTCTTTATTGGATACATCGGCACCGATTCGATCGGCAATATGATTAAAAAATTCGCAGCCAAAAAGGCGGGAGTTGACGATGCAAACCAGCCATGAAGGCATTGCACTGATTAAAGGTTTTGAAGGTTGTCGCCTGACCGCATACCCCGATCCCGGCACTGGTGGTGCGCCGTGGACAATTGGCTATGGCTGGACCCATCCGGTTGACGGAAAGCCAGTAAAGCGCGGTATGACTATCGACCAGCAAACCGCTGACAGGCTTCTGAAAACAGGGCTTGTTGATTATGAGAATGACGTGCTGAAAGTTGTCAGGGTGAAGCTGACACAAGGCCAGTTCGACGCACTGGTGTCGTTCGCTTACAACGTTGGGTCGCGTGCTCTTTCCACATCTACACTGCTGAAAAAGCTGAATGCTGGCGATATAAAAGGCGCGGCAGATGAATTTCTGCGCTGGAATAAATCAGGCGGAAAGGTGATGCCGGGGCTCACGAATCGCCGCAAGGCAGAGCGTGAGGTATTCCTGTCATGAACAGGGTCGCCATAATCGTTGCTCTGCTGACTGGCGCTCTGGCATGGGGAGTTATTCACTACCGCGACAATGCGATTGAGTACAAAAAGCAGCGCGATAAAGTGACTGAGCAACTCAGTCTGGCGAATGCCACCATCACTGACATGACAACCCGGCAGCGAGATGTTGCTGCACTGGATGCCAAATATACGAAGGAATTAGCCGATGCGAAAAAAACCATTAGCGATTTGCGTCGGGATGTCGATTCTGGCGCTAAACGGCTGCGCATCGCCGCAACCTGCCATGGAGTGCCAAAAGCCACCTCCGCCACCGGCGTGGATGATGCAGGAACCCCCGAACTTACTCCAGACGCTCGACGGAATTATTTCGATCACCGGGACGGAATCGCAACCGCTGACAAGATGATTCGCGGCATGCAGGACTACATCAAAGAGCAGTGTCTTAAATGATTCGTTACCCAAATAACAGAGCCTGACTTCGGTCGGGCTTTTTTATGTCCGCAGTAAACCGCGCATTCTCGTGCGCATATCAACCAAGAGCCTTTCGGGGTAGAGCTTGAGATAGGGCAGTGGTAACGCTGACCGCTCTTGGGCTGCCCGTATCTACGAGAACAGGCTCAACCACCAAAAGGTATCAGCGAAATGAAATCATTAACCCTCTTCAATCAACCAATCCGTGTCGGGGAAGACGGCATGATCTGCCTCACCGATATGTGGAAAGCCAGTGGCAAAAGTGATGCTGAGTCGCCTTACCACTATCTGCGAAACAAGCAGACAAAAGAGTTCCTGGCCGAGCTGGAGAAAAACCACGAATCTGTGGTTTTCACTGAGCGCGGCGTACACGGCGGAACCTATGGCGGGAAGTTTGTTGCATACGATTATGCGGCATGGCTAAACCCCGGGTTCAAGTACGCAGCCTATAAGGTCCTTGATGACTACTTCACCGGAGAGCTTCAGCATCGCAACAGCTTAAGTGCGCAGCTCAACATGAAGTGCCATGAGTTTGACCAGAAGAAGGACATGGCGAGCTTCTGCGGACAAGGACTTGCTGCATGGCGTTATACGAAGCCTGTATTGGTCGCTGAGATTAATACCCTGGCTAACCAGCTGCAGATTACGATCCCAGGGCTTCCAGGATGAATAATCGCGTCATTGAATGCGCTTCCAGAGCGGGGCGCGACTTCTCTGAGTTCATGAAAGGTGAGAAGGACATGATGCAAGTGCTGGCCTCGGTTGATCAGTTTGGCGAGCAACTCCGTCTCAACGGCTGCGTCAATCATCACTTTGTCAGTTACATGATGAGGAACTCGATCATGCAGGCATTCATGGACATGGCAAACGCCGAGAAGAAAGAAGAGCGCCGCCGTAAAAGAGCGGAAGCAAAAACGAAGTAGCCATTACAGAAGCTCTTCACTGAGGGGCTTCGATAATGTCATTAAGAGGAAATATTCATGGCAAAGCCGGACTGGGGCGAGCTTCAGCAACGGTTCCTGTCCGAACATGCCAAAACCGGCATTTCCCCCAAAGAATGGTGCGAAGCGCAGGGACTGAATTACTCGACTGCAAAGCGCTATATCAAAATTGCGAATGGTAGTGCGAATTCGCAAAAGAAAAGTGCGAATAAAACTGCGAATTCGCAAAAGGAGAAAGTGGCAAAGAGTAAGCCACCAGCGGGCTTAGTGGATAACTGCGAAGTCGCAAAACCATCAAACTCACCAGAAACGAAACGCGCTCATTATAATTCCAGACCCGGAAATCAGAACGCATTGAAGCATGGTGGCTATGGACGCCGAATGCTTCTATCTGATGCCATTACCGAGGATGCTCAGGCGCTCACTCTTGATGATGAGCTTTTCTGGTTGCGTGCGGCGAACCTTACCGCTGCTGAAAATATTGGCCGCTGGCAGACTGAGCTTGAAATAGCTGATGGCGATACCGCCAATAATCTTCACGAGCTAATTTCATCTGCGCAAAAAGCCATGCACCGTAACACGGCCCGCATTGAGTCGCTGGAATTCACAAAGGCATCTATAGAGCATCGGCTCGCCTCCACTGACAAAGTGTCTCTGGAAGCGGATCGCCTTCGTCGTGATGCTGGCGTTGATGACGGTAATGGAGATCGTGACCTTAATGACTTCTACTCTGACATCCAAACCGACCCTGAATCCGGCTCTAAGGAACTTCTGGACGACACAGGCTCGAAATAAAGTACTTTTTGGTGGGCGCTCATCGTCAAAGTCATGGGATGCTGCTGGGTTTGCTGTCTTTCTGGCAAATAAATACAACCTGCGTTTCTGTTGCGCACGTCAAATTCAGAACAAAATCGAAGAGTCGGTTTATACCCTGCTCAAAATACAGATTGAACGGTTTGGGCTGCGGCATCGCTTCCGAATTCTGAATAATAAAATTATCAACCGGGTCACTGGCTCAGAATTCGTGTTTTACGGTTTATGGCGCAATATCGAAGAAATTAAATCCCTGGAAGGTATCAGCGTTTTGTGGCTTGAAGAAGCCCATGCACTAACGGAATACCAGTGGAAGATACTGGAACCAACCATTCGTAAAAGCGGATCTGAATGCTGGTTTATTTTTAACCCTGGTCTGGTGACTGACTTTGTATGGCGTAATTTCGTTGTTGATCCACCAGAAGATACGTTGGTGCGAAAAATCAATTACGACGAAAACCCATTCCTCTCAGACACCATGCTTAAGGTTATCTCGGCTGCAAAGCGTCGTGATCCGGAGGGGTTTGACCACGTTTATATGGGGGTTCCCGAATCTGATGATGACGCGGCAATTATTAAACTTTCGTGGATTGAGGCTGCAATAGATGCCCATAAGGTGCTTGGTTTTGAGCCAAACGGACGAAAGCGAATAGGCTTCGACGTTGCCGATAGCGGTGCGGATAAGTGCTCCAATGTTTATCGTCATGGCTCCGTTGTGTATTGGGCTGATGAATGGAAGGCAAAAGAAGACGAGCTTCTTAAAAGCTGCCAGCGGGCATATCAGGCAGCCACAGAGAGAAGTGCTGATATCGTTTATGACTCCATTGGTGTTGGCGCTTCTGCTGGTGCTAAATTCTCGGAAATTAACGAAGACAGACGACGTGAAAATCCTTATTCACGACCAGTTAATTATCAACGCTTCAATGCTGGCGCTGGTGTGAACGAGCCAGATTCTGAATATAACGGCATTCCGAATAAAGACTTCTTTGCCAATCTGAAAGCCCAGGCATGGTGGCTGGTAGCTGATCGCTTTCGTAATACGTTCAACGCGGTGAAAAATGGAGAGGAATATCCTGTTGATGAGTTGATAAGTATCGATTCATCGTGCCCGCACCTGGAGAAACTAAAGCTTGAGCTGACGACCCCGCACCGAGACTTTGATCGTAACGGTAGGGTTATGGTTGAAAGCAAGAAAGATTTGGCTAAGCGCGATATCCCCTCACCTAACATTGCCGACGCTTTCATAATGGCGTTCGCGCCGACCGATACAACAATGGATATTTGGGAATTGCTCGGGAGGCAAGCCTGATGGCACGAAACAAGCAAGCCTCTCAGCGAACGGCGCAGGCCACCGCTGATGGCTATGAGAACTTTGTCGCCCGCGTGGGGATGCAGACGCCTAACCAGCACTCAGCATCGACCTACCGGGCGAACTTCACCAGCCGCAACCGCATGCTGGTGGAATGGTCATATCGCGGATCGTGGGTTATCGGCGAAGCGGTCGACGCTATCCCGGACGATATGACCCGGAAAGGCATTCGCATCACTTCGGAGATTGATGCCAAAGACCGTGGCACTCTCGAAGCGCAGCTGGACGAGCTGCAGATCTGGGATGCGCTGAACGATGTGCTGAAATGGTCGCGTCTCTACGGCGGTGCGGTTGGCTTCATCATGATTGAGGGGCAGGCGCCAATGACCCCGCTGCGGCTCGAAACCATTGGCGAAGGCAAGTTTAAGGGCATTCTCCCGCTCGACCGATGGATGATTAACCCGGTGCTGACCCGCCGCATTAAAGAAATGGGGCCGGATCTCGGCAAACCTGAGTTTTACGACGTGGTGACAACTGCAACGGGCATCCCGGCCTGGCGCATCCATCACAGCCGCCTGATCCGCTTCGATGGGGTGACGCTGCCATTCCAGCAGAAGATGACCGAAAACGAATGGGGAATGTCGGTTGTAGAGCGTATCTGGGATCGGCTTACTGCTTTCGACAGCGCCACTGTCGGCGCGGCGCAGTTGGTCTACAAAGCGCATCTGCGTACCTACAGCGTGGAGAAGCTGCGCGAGCTTATCGCGCTTGGTGGCCCGGCGTTCGAGGCGCTGCTTAAGAACATCGACCTGATCCGCCAGTTCCAGAGCAATGAAGGCATGACGCTCATGGACTCGCGGGATAAGTTCGAAACCCACCAGTACAGCTTCAGCGGTCTGGATGACATTCTTTCGCAGTTCGCTGAGCAGATCAGTGGTGCCGTTGGCATCCCGCTGGTGCGCCTGTTCGGGCAGTCCCCGAAAGGCTTCTCTACTGGTGATGCCGACCTCGCCAACTATTACGACCGGGTGAGCTCATTGCAGGAGCGCCGCTTACGGCTGCCGATGCGCCGGATACTGGACATTATGCACCGCTCGGAGCTCGGAAAGCCGCTGCCGGACGATTTCACGTTTGAGTTTAACCCGCTCTGGCAAATGTCTGACGTTGACCGCTCAACGGTGGCTGTAAACACCACCAACGCGATCAGCACCGCGCTGGGCGACGGATTGATGACTCGTAAGGCGGCGATGACCGACCTGCGCGAAAACTCTGACGTCACTGGCATTGGGGCATCCATCACCGACGAGGATATCGAGAATGCCGAAGACGAAGCGCCGCCAGGCATCGGCGAACTTGGCGACAAACCGCCAGAGTCGCCAGGCGGAGATCCGATATCGAACGAGCCTACGGCAGATAGCGCGGGCGGTCGGAGATATCGTAAATGGGCGCTACGATGGTTCAAACGATAGCGTCACCGAAATAATGGATGCGCTGGAGCGCTACAGCGAAATCATCACCCACTGGGCGACGAAGGTTGCTGAGAACTTCACCGCAGACATAGCGCGCCAGAATGAAAAGCAGTGGCGTCAGCACAGCCGGAACATCAGCGCAGAACTGCGCAACATGGTCGACCGCGCCCCGGTAGGCCAGGTGATGAAATCCATCGTTGCCGAGCAAATTAAGTACATCAAATCGCTGCCGCTTGAGGCTGCCGATCGGGTGTATGACATTCAGAACAAGGCCATCGAGGCCGTTGTGACTGGCGGACGGGCTGAGCCATTCGCGAAAGAGATAGCAGCATCCGGTGACGTGTCACGCTCGCGAGCGAACCTTATCGCCCGTACTGAACTTGGACGCGCAACCGGCGCGCTTGATCAGGCGCGTGCGCTATCAATCGGCTCGAATGGTTATATCTGGCGTACAGCCGAAGATGGCGACGTCCGGCATTCTCATCGGGAGATGGAAGGTAAATTTGTCGAATGGGGCCGACCTCCAACGCTTGACGGCATGACCGGTCACGCTGGCGAGCTCCCGAACTGCCGCTGTTACAAAGAAATCGTCTTCCCCAACCCTCATTCTTATCTCGCCTGAATCGCAGGTAAACCATGAAATACTTTTTCAATACCCGGCTGGGGGAAACCCGATATCAGCTGGCTGACGGCTCGCTGCTGTGCAAAGACGTGCCAATAGGCCGAACGGGTAAGCAGCTCTACGGCGCTGCTGATCTGCCAAACCTCAAACCCGACAAGCTCGGTGAGATAGTCGTAACGCGCTCTCCTGAGCAGGTATTTCATCCGGCCACGATCGCCTCATTCGAAGGGATGAGCATCACGATCCTGCATCCTGAAGATGAAAACGGGAATGTGCGGCTGGTCAATCCCGAGAACTGGAAAGAGCTTGCGGTCGGGCATCTTCAGAACGTTAGGCGCGGGACTGGTGATCAGTCTGATTTGATGCTGGCTGACCTTATCGTCAAAGACGAAAGCGCCATTCAGCTGATCGAAGATGGTCTGCGCGAAGTGTCGTGCGGCTATGACGCGGAGTACGAGCAGACCGAGCCAGGTAAAGCCGAGCAGGTCGATATTACCGGAAACCATGTGGCTCTTGTCCCCAAAGGCAGAGCCGGAAATCGTTGTGCAATTGGAGACAGAGACACAATGGCAAATCAAAAGAAAAGCTGGTGGACCCGCATGCGCACTGCCATCAAAACGGGTGACGCTGACACCATGAACGAACTGCTGGACTCTGCGCCAGCGGCGGTAACGGGTGACGAAGGGGATCTGCCGAGCGGCGTTAACCTCAACATTAACCTTTCACCGCAGCAACCATTGCCGGACAAAAAGCCGGAAATGGGCGGAGAGCCAACCGGCGACGGCGAGGACGATATCAAAACCTTGCTCAAAGCCCTGCTGGCTAAGCTGGAAGGAAATGCGACTTGCGATAACGACAATAAGCCTGATGAAAAAGACAAAAAAGATCCGACCTGCGACGGCGAGGACGACGAAGAGGAAACCACGATTACCGGTGACTCTGCCTGGCGTGCCGAGGTTATCGTCCCGGGTATCGATCTGAGCCGTAAGGTGAAACCGACCGCGTTCAAACGTGATGTGCTGGCTGCCGCTGACAAAACACTGGTTCGCCAGGTTGTCGGTGATGCGGATATCCGCAAATTGCCCAAGCAATCGGTAGATATGGCGTTTAACGCCGTGTCTGAGATTGCAAAAGGGCGAAACACCCGCAGCACCACGGGCGATGCACACCGTCCAAATATGGGCATGACCAGCATCGCTTCCCTGAACAAACAAAACGCCGACTTCTGGTCTAACCGCAAAGGATAATCCAATGACTGCATATCTGTACCGGATGCCTGTTGGCATTGCCGGGGCTATCTCTCGCCCGCAGGACTTAACCGTCGAACCGGTGATCCTTAAATCCGCTAACGCCTTCGCTGCCTATGGTCTGGCTGGCAAATACGACGCTGACGGCTTTTTCGTGCCGCTGGCGGACGGTGACACCGCCGACAAGGTGAAGGGTATCTACGTTCGTCCGTATCCGACCACATCGCAGCCAGACATGATTCGCCAGGTGGGGACGGATAAGAATTTCCCGGGCGACGCCATGAAGCGTGGCTACATGACCGTTAACCTCGGATCTGGCTTCGATGCCAGCACCATCAAAAAAGGCGCACCTGTCTATGTGGTTGTTTCGCTCGACTCAACCATTGACGTGCCGCTGGGCGGTTTCATGTCCACGTCTGTCAGTGGCAAAAACGTGGCGCTAACCAACGCCGAATTCACAGGGGCCGGTGACGCTAACGGCAATGTAGAAATCTCCTGGAAGATTTAAGGAACAGACGAATGATTACTTTTGATCAGGCAACCGTTGATGGCTCTGGTGCCTTTCTCATCGGGGAACTGGAGCGACTCGACCAGACGCTGAACCTGCCGCTGGTGGGTTACACGTGGACCCGCGATATTCAGCTGCGTGAAGACGTTTCTATCGCAGATGACATTTCCAGCTGGACTAACACCAGCTTTGGCGCTGCGGGTACTGGCGCAAATCCGAACGGTAAAAACTGGGTAGGTAAAGACTCTACCGCTATTGCTGGCGTGAACGTTGATATCGGCAAAGACGGCAATCCGCTGAACCTCTGGGGCATGGAACTGGGCTGGACCGTTGTAGAGCTGGCAGCAGCTCAGCAGGTAGGCCGCCCGATTGATACCCAGAAGTACGACGGTATGCAGCTCAAATGGCAGATGGACAACGACGAGCAGGTTTACATCGGCGATGATGCGCTCGGCCTGAAAGGGCTGGCAAACCTTGTCGGTGTGACGCTGAACAATGCGCCGAAGACCTGGGCGAACTCCACCAACGACGAGATTCTCGATAGCGTGAACAGCATTCTGTCGAATGCCTGGGCAGCATCCGGTTATTCCGTCGTGCCTTCTGATCTGCGCATTCCGCCAGAGCAGTATTCACTGCTGGCGAGCCGTAAGGTTTCCGAAGCGGGTAACCAGTCACTGCTGACCTATCTGGCCGTGAACACTATCGCTTTCCACCAGAACGGCGTTCCGCTGGAAATCAAAGCGGTTAAATGGCTGAAAGGGCGCGGGGTTGGCGGTAAAGACCGTATGGTCGCCTACACCAACGACAAGAAATATGTGCGCTATCCGCTGGTGCCGTTGCAGAGCGTTCCTGTCCAGTATCGCGGTCTGTACCAGATTGCGACCTACTACGGCAAGCTCGGTGCGGTTGAGCCAGTGTACAAAGAAACCCTGTCCTACGTGGACGGTATCTGATAACCAGAACGGCCCCGAAAGGGGCCAGAAGGAAACTGAAAATGGCGAAAGAAAAGCTGGTTACCATCCATGTTCACACTCCGTTTACGCTGACGCTCGGCGATCAGTCAAAACAGGAGTTTGGCCGGGGGCGGCATAACGTACCGGAAGAGGTCGCGTCTCACTGGTTCACTCAGGCTCACTCTGAGCTTTCCGATAGCGTGGTCAGCGGCTCCGATGATCTGCACCCCATTATCGACAGCCTGCAAGCGCAGATTGTCGATAAAGATCAGCTGATTGCCGATCTGAAAGAAGCGCTGCTCAAGCTGCAAGAGCAGAACGACAGCCTTCAAGCGCAGATTGCTGCCGCCCAGACTGGCGGCAATGGGGCGAAAGATGCCAAAGAATCAAAGCCTGCCAACAGTAAGTGATTTTCGCCGCGACTTCCCGCAGTTTGCTGACCCTGCCAAATATCCAGAAGCACAAATCCAGTTTCGTCTGAATCTGGCCGATGTGCTGCTGAGCGAAAACGTCACCGGCAAAGAGTTGTTTCCGTACTTTGCCGAGTTGTTCGTGGCTCACTACATGACGCTATGGGCGGCAGATAGCCGGGCGATGCTGGTTGGCGGCCCGGGCGGTTCAACCAATGGTGTTCAGTCCTCTAAGTCTGTTGACAAGGTAAGCGTCAGCTATGACACCAGCGCGACGCTAAACCCTGACGCAGGCTTCTGGAATAACACCCGATATGGCGCTGAATTTTATCAGCTGATCACGATGTTCGGTGCAGGCGGTCGCCAGCTATGAGTTTCAAAAGCGGTGTAACAACGAGGGTGGATAACGCTCAGGCCATTCTGGATGCGCTCAAATCCATCAGTAAAAAAGAAGTGCTGGTGGGCATCCCGGAAGAAGACAGCGAGCGTGAGGATGTTCCTTTCGGTAATGCCGGGATCGGTTACGTCAACGAATACGGATCACCAGCGCAAAACATACCCCCACGCCCGCACCTGATCCCCGGCGTTAAATCCGTAGAGGAACAGACGGTGCCGCAGCTCAAAGCAGCGGCGCAGGCTGCGCTTGATGGTAATGCGGCGGGTGCGGAAAGAGCGCTCAACCGCGCCGGAACGCTGGCCGCTAATGGTGTCAGGCGTTACATGACCATTACCGGCTTTACTCCGCTCGCTGATAGCACCGTTGAAGCACGCGCACGCCGTGGGCGCAAAGGGGCGAAAGCGGAACTTGCGCGGCGCGCTACTGGCGAGTCCCCAGGAACCGATCTGGTGAAACCGCTAATCGACACCGGGCAATACCGCAGAGCCATTACCCACGTTGTGAGGGATAAAGATGCCGACTCTTGATGTAACAGACGTGCTTTTTGACCCCGATTTTTGCGACTTCAATCTGTGGGTAACTCGTCGGGCGCAAGCAGTGGACGAGGACGGGATCGGCAGCGACAGCGAAGTTAAAACGCAGTTTGCCGGGGTTGTTACCGTTGACCGCTCTCTGGAAAACCGCCGCATGCAGGCCGGACAGGTTATCAGCGGCGCGATTCTCATCGTGACGACTGAGCGGCTGACGCAGGGGCAGACTGGCCGTGATGCCGATATCGTGACGTATCAGAACCGTGATTATCGTGTGACATTCGTCGACCCGTACACGGCTTACGGTGCTGGCTTTGTCCAGGCGCATTGTGAATTACTGCCGTTTGATGGGGGAACTCCCGTTGAGCAATAACACCAGCACAGAGCGCGGCTGGCTGACACCCACCAGCGGCGATCCGGATTATGACGAAGCGCTCGACAGGCTGTTAAGCCAGTGGATGCGCAACGTTTCCGGCTTGCCGTCTGGAATGGTGCGCCCGCGCTGGCAGAAAGATCAGCCGCCACTGCTACCAGTTGAAACGAACTGGTGCGCGTTCGGCGTTACCGGGTGGCCCATTGATAACAGCCCTGCATTCACCAATCAGACTGACGAGGGCGCTCAGCTCTGGCGGCATGAAACGTTCGAGTGCATGGCGTCGTTCTATGGCCCGGCTGGTATGTCTTATGCGTCCCGATTTCGCGATGGCATATCTGTTCCGCAAAACAATGCTGAGCTTAACGCGCTTGGTTTGTCCCTTGGCGACTATACCGGTCTGACCCCTTTCCCCGAACTTATCAACCAGCAATGGGTTCGCCGCTACGACATGACGGTGCGCCTGCGCCGGAAGGTTGTGCGAGAGTACGGCATCAAATCGCTGGTGGAAGCGCCAGTCACCTTTTTTGGAGAATAAACTATGACGCAGGGCTTACCTGTTTCCAACGTTGTAAACGTTGATGTGATCATCTCGCCGAAAGCGGCTACTGGTCGTAACTTCGGCGCGCTGCTGATCCTTGGTTCTTCCACCGTGATTCCGGTGACAGAACGTACTCGCCTATATGCTTCCATTGAGGACATTGGCGAAGACTTCGGTGTCGACAGCCCGGAATATAAAGCAGCGCAGGTTTTCTTCAGCCAGTCACCGAAGCCGACACAGGTTTATGTTGGTCGCTGGGCGAAGACGCTGACCTCTTCCGAAGGTGGAAGCGTGGAAACCATCGTGCAAGCTGTTAATGCCTGCCTGCAATATACCAACTGGTATGGGTTGGTTGTCGCTGATGATGTTGTCGCTGGTGGCGATGTGCTTGATGCTGATGACGTGATTGAGGTTGCCAAGCTTATCGAAGCGTCCAGCCTGAGCCGAATTTTCGGGGTAACATCTGCCGACGCCGGGATTATCAGCACGACTTCGACGACCGATGTTGCTTCGAAATTGAAGGCTGCCAAGCTTGCCCGTACCTTTATTCAGTATTCCACCAGCAGCCCTTATGCGGCGGTATCTGCTTTCGGTCGCGCGTTTACAGTCAATTTCAACGGCAGCAATACCACCATTACCCTGAAATTCAAACAGGAGCCGAGCGTAACCTACGAAACGCTGACGGTAAATCAGGCGGCGGCAGTGGATGCGAAGAATGCGAACGTGTTCGTGTACTACGCCAACGACACTGCGATCCTACAACAGGGTGTTATGGCGAATGGCGACTTCTTCGACGAGCGCCACGGGCTCGACTGGTTGCAGAACTACGTTCAGACCAACCTCTATAACCTGCTTTACACCAGCACCACCAAAATTCCGCAGACTGATGCCGGTGTGACCCGTCTACTTTCCAACGTCGAACAGTCCATGGATCAGTCCGTCACGAACGGTCTGGTAGCGGCTGGCGTGTGGAATGGTGGCCCGATCGGACAGCTGAATTCCGGCGATACGCTGACCAAAGGCTATTACGTGTATGCGCAACCGCTGTCCGAACAGGCGCAGGCCGACCGCGAAGCGCGCAAAGCACCGTTAATCCAGGTGGCCTGTAAGCTGGCTGGCGCAGTTCATTATGCCGATGTGCAGATCAACGTGGTTCGCTAAGGAGCGATAAATGGCAACTTATTCTTTTCTCGATGTAACCGCGTCGCTCACCGGGCCGACCGGAGTTATCGATCTTGGTCAGGGTTCTGCGAACTCTGAGGAAGGTATCACCCAGACTATGGGCGGCAACAAGAACACCATGACCATCGGTGCCGATGGCGAAGTGATGCACAGCCTGCACGCCGATAAGTCAGGCACCATTACGGTGACGCTGCTGAAAACCTCCCCGGTGAACAAGAAGCTGTCTCTGGCGTATAACGCGCAAAGCCAGTCCTCTGCCACCTGGGGAAATAACGTGATCGTCATTCGCAACACGGCATCGGGTGATATTTCTACTGCGCGTTCGTGTGCATTCCAGAAACAGCCTGATTTCAATAACGCCAAAGAGGGCGGAACCGTAGCCTGGGTATTCGATTGCGGCAAGATTGACCAGCTGCTCGGGGAGTTTTAACGCATGGAATTCGAAATTAAAGGCGTGAAATATCGCACCGCAAAGCTCAGCGTTTTCGAACAGCTGAAGGTGTCCCGAAAGCTGTTGCCGGTGCTGGCCGGGATGGTTTCTGACTTCCGGAGCGTTCAGGAGAAGATCAGCAGCAAAGACACCGAAGGCGCGATGGCTACCATCCTGCCAAAGATTGCCAATGCTGTGTCCGATCTGAGCGATGGCGACGTTGACGCTATCCTGTTCCCCTGCCTTTCCGTTGTTTCACGCGAGCACATGAAAGGCTGGGTGCCGGTCTGCCAGCATGGCGAAATGGCGTTTGACGATATCGACCTGCTGACCATGCTGCAACTGGTGGCGCGGGTGGTCGCCGACTCGCTGGGAAATTTTTTGCAAGGACTCCCTACCAGCGAGACGCCCACCCCGCCAGCGGAATAACCTTCAACAGCCTGCCGGGCGGTGAAGACTTTATTCTTCGTCCGGCGCTTGCCTTCCATATTGACCAGAAAGACCTTAACAGCGGTGCGGTAGACCTCTGCCGTATCGCGCTTCTCAATGACTACCTCGACATGCGCGAGGATAACGACGCCCGGGTAGATAAATGGAGAGCGGCCAATGAGCGGTAACGCAGATACGATTAAAGATTTCCTTGTTTCGCTGGGATTCGATATCGATCAGGCTGGCGCTAATAAGTTTGAAGCCGTGCTGAAAGGCGTTACCGCGAACGTTCTGAAGGTCGGCGCGGTGGTGGAAGGCGCAGCGCTGAGCATTGTCGGATTTACCACTCAGATCGCGAACGGTCTGGATAAAATTTACTGGGCATCCCAGCGGACGGGGGCCAGTGTCCAGGGCATCAAAGCGCTGGGATACGCCGCATCGCAAACCGGTGCCAGCGCCGAGTCGGCTATGTCCTCCCTCGAAGGGCTGGCCGGTTTCATGCGTAGCAATCCGGGCGCGGAAGGGTTCCTGAACCGTCTGGGCGTACAGACCCGCGATGCCAGCGGAAAGATGCGTGATACTGCGGCCATCTTTACTGGCGTTGGGCAAAAGCTCAACAACATGCCGTATTACCGCGCGAAACAATACGCGCAGATGCTTGGCATCGATGAAAACACGCTGATGGCGATGCGCAGAGGGATGGGGCAGCTCAGTTCTGAGTACGCGTTGACGGCAAAGCGTATTGGTTTTAATGCTGAGTCAGCGGCTAAACAGTCCAATATTTTCATGACCTCCATGCGTAATCTGACGATGACGCTTGGACAGGCGAAAGACAAGATTGGCTCTAACCTAGCTGGTGGCCTTGCTGGCAGTATTGATAACTTCCGCAGGCAGATACTCGACAACTGGCCGAAGATTGAAGCGGTCATCACGAAGATCATCAAAGGAATTCTCTGGGCAGGTGACGCGATTACCCGCGTGTTATGGCGAACTGGGCAAGCTGTTGAGGGTGTGATCGCCTGGTTCAAAAAGCTGAACCCAGCCACGCAGCAGCTTATCGCATTGTTCAGTGGGCTGTTGGTTGCATGGCGGCTGCTAAATACCGCTTTCATGTCATCACCCTTGGGCATGATAACGACGCTTATTATTGCACTTGGTCTGCTCTTGGATGATTACCAGACGTGGAAAGAAGGTGGCAAAAGCCTGATTGACTGGGGGAAATGGAAGACTGAAATTGATCAGGCCGTCAAAATGATTGGTGACCTGAAAAAGACTGTTACGGACCTGACAAAAGCGCTGGCTAAGTTGCTCGGTATTGACCCCAAGTCATGGTCCCTAAAGTGGGATTTTAGCAACTTCATTTCGCAAATGGGTGAGTTCGGCAAGATGCTGAACATGATCGCTGATTTGCTGAATGCCATAAAAGATGGCAACTGGGCGCAGGCCGCTAGTATAGGCAAACAGCTGCTAAATCAGGGCAGCGGGCAACCGAGTGCCACACCGGCAGTAGAGGATAGCGCCAACAGAAGCGCTGACTGGGTTAAGGAGAATCTGGGATTTGACCCGCGCAGCGTAGGCAGAACCATTCGCGGGTGGTTTGGTGATGATGAGCCTGACCAACATGCCCAGTCTGCTAAAGCTCCACGAGGTATTAGAAATAATAACCCCGGTAATATCGACTTTCGTGGGCAATCTGGGGCGACGCTCGAAAGGCCTGGCGGCAGGTTCGCCCGGTTTGAAACTGCCTATGATGGCCTGAAAGCGCTTTCCCGACAATTAATGCGCTACTTTGAAGGTAAGACGACAGGCAAGCCGCTGCAAACCCTTAACGATATAATCTCTACGTGGGCACCGGGGAATGAAAATAATACCGGTGCTTACATTGCTCAGTTATCGAAAGTGATGGGTGTGGCTCCTGATGCCATTCTTAACCTCAAAGACCCGCAGGTTATGACCTCTCTGATGAATGGGATTATCCATCACGAGAACGGGAGAAATCCTTACCCAAGTGAATTGGTTCGTATGGCTGCTGGTGGTTCGACTTCTCACAGCATTCAGCAAGAGACGACTATCAACATTCATGGCGTAACTGATCCGCGTGAAGCTGCGCGATTGACCGTCGATCGCCAGAAAGGTGTCAACTCTCAGCTCATCCAGCAAACCAGTACAGGGCCAGCTTAATGGATATTTTATCAGCGATTTTTCGCCAGCAATCCCGGCGAATTGGAATATTAATCCCCAGCGTGGTCGTATCCGAAAAGCATTCTGATGCGCTCGAAATTACTGAGCATCCTGTGGAGAAACCAACAACGAATAGCGCCTCGGGTTTCATTGCCGATCATGCGTATAAGCGTCCCAGTGAAGTCACAATGGAATGCGGCTTCGCTGGTGGCGGTTCGTTGCTGGACTTCATTGATACATCTTCAATCGGTCTTAGCGCTGGGCTTAGCCCAAAGGAGACATACCAAAAGCTGCTGGATATGCAGCTTGAGCGCGTACCGTTCGATGTGGTTACCGGGAAGAGGGTGTACACCAATATGCTGGTGCGTGCCATTGAGGTGACGACCGATAAAACCAGCGAGAACGTGCTGAACTGCACGCTTACCCTGCGTGAAGTCATCATAACGCATACAAAAAATGTCACCGTTGCTGATAAATCCGATATGCAGGACGGGGTTAGTACATCTGCGGTGCAGAATTCCGGGACTAAATCCACCACCCCAGTAAATGAATCGGTAATTAAGTCAACAGGGTGGTTTGATGGACTAAAAGGAACCAGTCTTGGTAACTCTATAGGTATCCAATGAATGTAACTGAAATCCCTTTATCGCCGGATAACCAGCTATTTCGCATTCAGTTAGCAGAGACAACATACACGCTGAGAGTCATTTGGCGTGATTCTGCTGGCTGGATTCTGGATGTGCAAGATAGCAGTGGCGAACCGCTTCTTTCTGGCGTGCCGCTGGTAACCGGTGTAAATCTTCTTGAGCAATATCCTCAACTAGGTATTAACGGGGCGCTGCTCGTTGGCTGCGATGTAGGCGCACCGGACGAGCCCACCAAAACCAACCTCGGCACATACAGCCACCTCATTTTCGTACAGGAGTAGAAATGTCTCTTAACTGGATGCGCCATTTCGAGTTGCAGCTGTTGGACCAGAACGGGCAGGGCGTTTCCCTGTCTGACTTTAAGGTCACGTTCCAGATCGAGTGGGCAGACACACGCTGGCCGCGCGTGGCAAACGTGAAAATTTACAACCTTTCGACCGATACCACGAACAAGATACTGGGGCAGGAGTTTGCCAAAGTTCGCATAATTGCCGGGTATGACGGTATAGCGCCGGATGTTGATGCGAGCCAGGTCGGCGTCGCCCGGGAGATTTCACCAGACCAGATAGGACAGGTGAACGGTCAGAACTACGGCCTGATTTTTGACGGTGATATTCGCTTCACCGTCACCGGGAAGGACAACATTACGGATTCCTGGGTGTTGATTCAGGCCATTGGTGATCACGAAGCGTTCCTCTATGCGACCACCATCACCACGCTTGCCGCTGGCTATACCGTTGCGGATCTGCACCGGGCGACGATGCAGGATTTCAACGCGTTTGGCGTGACACAGGGCATTACCGGTGATTTTCCTGATACCGTGTTTCCTCGTGGCCGCGCGATTTACTCATCCAGCCGCAACGTGATGGATAATATTGCTGCGCAGTGCAAAGCGACATGGCAGCTGGTGGATGGTCAGGTCCAGATGGTGCCGGAGGATAAATACATTCACGAAGCCATCGTGCTGAATGCCGATACTGGCCTGATCGGTATGCCGCAACAAACGATGGGCGGCGGCGTAAACGTGCGGTGCCTGATAAACCCGAACATCCGCATTAATGGTCTTATCCAGCTCGATCAGGCTTCGGTGTACCGCGCCGCGCTCGGTAATAGCGAAATCGCACAGTCTCCCGGGCGTATCACCGAAACAGAAGAGAACGGCAACCGCGTGCTGACCGGCACGACGTCACAGGCAGCCAGCATTGCGACGGATGGCGTTTATATCGTCAAAGCTATCGACTATACTGGCGACACCAGAGGTCAGGCGTGGTACATGGATTTGATGTGCTTTGCGCGTGGTGCTCGTGATCTTTATAGCCCGAAAGCAATGCAAGGGACGACGAATTAGTGAGGTGGGGCCGTGAGACATTTACTTTGCACTGTTACCGTGTTCGCAGTGCTTATATCAGCGCCAGCTTTTGCGGATCAGCAATGTGGTGATTTTAAAATCCATTGGGCAGATGATGGCTTAGCCAGAATCAATGGCGCAAAGCCAGAAATGCAAAAAATCACCTTCCTGAAAAACAAAGGCGATTATAACAATATCAAGATGGATTGGCGTATGGCTACCGATCAGCCCGGAAGATGGGTTGGTCTTGAGTACATCAATCGAAACGGCAAGATAATTCTCAATGCCCAGTGGCTGCAAGCCAGTATGAATGCGCCAAGGCAATATGCAACATACGATTGCCACAAAGTAAAATAGCCCACTAAGCCGTGGGCTTTTTTGTACCTATCTGTACTGTTTTTTAAGAAATTCAACCTGATCTTTGAGTATATTCGCATGCTCGGTTAAGTTCTCTATCGTGTTTTCCATGTGCGATATACTACGATTCTGCGTTGCTATTATCTCCTCTTTCATCTCAAGCAATGCCTGATGATGCTTAATCGCCTCTTTCAGACTATCGACCTCGCTATCTGAGTGCTGATTGAAAGAGTTTTCCAGTATCTGCACAATCTCGGCATTAGTCGAACGACCATTCTGTTTGGCTTGAGATTGGATTTTTTCCTTCAGTTCTTCGGGGATTCTCACACCCAGAGGAGCTATCAAGCTAGCACCTTTCATATTACATCCTCACAATCAATTATCTACATAATGTAGTTTAAAAGCATTTGACAAAAAAGTCTCACGCTGTAATTATTGATATACATTATGTAGTTTACTAGTAGATGGAGATAGTCATGGAAAATGCACGTAACATTCCGCCAACCGGTATCCGCTTTCCAGAAGATGTTAAAAAATTGCTCAAAACTGCGGCAAAGCAGGAAGGGAGATCTGTAAACAGTGAAGTTATCAAACGGATAGAAAGGAGTCTGAGAGAAGATGGTTTTATCAAGGCTTGAAAACAGTGAAACCTCGAAGGCTGCCACCTACGAGGTTTCTAATTTGTCAGTAACAACCAAGGAACTAACGATATGAGTATAGCAACCGCAGTATCTACTATCAACGTGCCTTTCCATGGTGACAACCTTTATTTGGTCAGTTCCAACGGTGAACCGTATGTACCCATGAAGCCGATTGTAGAAGGAATGGGTCTTACTTGGTCTTCTCAGTTTGTTAAGATTAAACAAAGGTTTGCCAAAGGTGTTGCGGAAATCGAAATACCTTCAAACGGTGGTGTTCAGTCAATGACATGTCTGGCTTTTCGCAAGTTCGCTGGATGGCTTCATACCATTAATGTCGGGAAAGTTCGCCCTGAGCTGCGTGAGAAGGTTGCTCGCTACCAGGAAGAGTGTGATGACGTTCTTTACCAGTACTGGACCAAAGGTGTAGCAGTTAATCCGCGCCACAAAACCACAGTAAACGAACGCACCCCACTGCGCGATGCAGTTAACCTTCTGGTCGGCAAGAAAGGACTCCGTTATGACGATGCATACAATATGGTTCACCAGCGTTTTAACGTAGACAGCATTGATGAATTGGGGCTTGAACAGATCCCGTTGGCTGTCGAGTACATTCATCGTATTGCACTTGAAGGGGAGTTCCTTGGTAAACAACTTGAACTACCAGTATCTGATATCGATATCAGTCTGCCGATCCAGTGGTGGATTGATAACAATCCGGTTGTGCGTAGCGGGAACCTTTCCTTTGGCAAATCAAAGTGCGCCCCGTCTTTGGATGTAACTATGGACATGCTCTGCGGGGACAATTCTACATCGTCGGCTATCCGGCTGATTAACCTTCTGGAAGAAGCTGGTTTCGATGTTTCAGCGCCGAAGGCCGAAATCGTTGCGATGCGCAAACATTTGGCGAATGTCGAGTATGGAATGAAGGCTATCTCTGATGCTTGCCGTCGAGCTGGCAGTAAAACAATCTCGTTTCGCGGAATGAAAGCTGAATATCTGCTTAGCTGAAAAATACGAACATTTGTTATTAACCAAACCCGCCGCCGCCGAGCGGGTTTTTTTATGGGGTTTTTATGCCAATTCCAACTCAATCACAGATCGGCGGTGAGCAGCAGACCGCGCAGGCCATTGCAGATTCGGTTTCTACCCAGATGCGCGTAGCGATGCCCGGCATCATTCAGTCGTTCGATCCTAATACTGTTACCTGCACAGTAGAGGTGGCGCTTCGCGGTATTGTTGGCGATGGCTCTACCGAATTAAAACCGCTGGTGGATGTGCCGGTTATCTTTCCGCGCGGCGGCGGTTGCACGCTGACCTTTCCGGTAAAAGAAGGCGACGAGTGTCTGCTGATCTTTGCTGACCGATGCATAGATTTCTGGTGGCAGAGCGGCGGCGTTCAGGAGACCGTCGACCCGCGCCAGCATGACTTGTCTGATGCGTTCGCCATCGTTGGCCCGCAGTCGCAAGCACAGAAAATCAGCGGTATCAGTACTAGCGCCGCGCAGCTGCGAACCGATGATGGCGCGGCGTTCGTAGAGGTCGCCGCAGGACATAACATCACCATTAAAACGCCGGGCCAGCTTACGGCTACGGCTGAAGGTGGAACGACAATCACATCCCCGACTATCACGCTGAACGGCAACGTAACGATTAACGGTAACCTGTCTCAGGGAATGGGAGAAAGTGGTGGTACTGCGACGATGCTTGGGCCGGTTACGGTAACGAATGATGTGACAGCTTCAGGTATAAGTGTCGCCACGCATAAACATGGCGGAGTTCAGACAGGCGGGGGAACTACTGGAGGGCCGCAATAATGCGATACCGTCGCGAAGATGCTGACGGCGATTACACTTTCGGGCAGGGTGACGATACCTTCCTTATCGACAGCCCGGAGTGTGTCGCCCAGGCAGTAAAAACCCGCTTCGAGCTGTGGCGCGGTCAGTGGTTTCTCGATCTGACGGAAGGCACGCCGTATGTTCAGTCGGTGCTTGGTAAACAGCGATCTGACGTCTACATCCTGGCTATACGCGAACGCATTCAGGACACGCCGGGCGTTCTGTCGATTCTTTCCTTCGATACCAATTATGACGGCACCAGCCGCCGCGTCACCTTCACTTCCTCCATTGACACAATCTACGGCCAGACGACTGTAACAAGCGAGGCATAAATGGCTTTGAACCTCGACACGCTGGGGCTATCGGCAACGGTAACCGCCCAGGGGATTAGTGCGCCTGATTACCAGACAATCCTTGATACACTGACCAGCTATTTCAGGCAGATTTACGGTAGTGATGCCTACCTCAAACCAGACAGCAAAGACGGGCAGATGGTCGCGCTGGTGGCTCTTGCCGTGCATGACGCTAACAACACCGCTATCGAGATTTACAACTCGTTTTCACCGATGACAGCGCAGGTCGCAGCGCTTAGCAGCAATGTGAAAATTAACGGGATCACGCGAAAAGTAGCGACAAACTCTACTGCTGACCTTCTGTTAACCGGTACGGCAGGCACGACTATCACGAATGGTTCTGCACGGGATAAAAACGGCATAATCTGGAATTTTCCCGCGAGTGTATCGATCGGCGTTGACGGTACTGTTCTGGTGACAGCCACATGTGCGAATAGCGGTTCGGTTGCGGCGCTGGCCGGGACTATCACCACCATTAACACACCGACTCGCGGCTGGGTGTCGGTAACCAACCCAGCTGCGGCTACTGTCGGTTCACCAGCCGAAACCGACGCAGAGCTGCGCATTCGGCAGGGACAAAGCGTCGCGCTACCATCGATCACACCGTTTGAAGGCGTCGACGGCGCAATTGCTAATGTTACTGGCGTGACACGTCACAAGCTGTATGAGAACGACACAGGAGCAACCGACAGCAACGGGCTGCCTCCGCACTCAATTTCCGCCATCGTCGATGGTGGGGATGTTACCGAAATAGCCCAGACCATCAGGGGGAATAAAGGGCAGGGAACCGCAACTTACGGTAAAACATCTGTCACGGTGCCGGATACTTACGGTAATCCTCACGTCATCAGTTTTTCACGCTCTACCGATGTGCCAATTTTCGTAGCCATTACCCTGAAAGTTTTTACCGGGTATACCTCTCAAATCGGCGAGCAGATCAAACAGGCTGTTGCCGACTATATTAATAGCCTGACAATAGGCGACGATGTTCTGCTAAGCCGTATTTACTCCCCGGCAAACCTTGGCGTGGTGAGCGGAGGAAATGCCCGCTATTACGATATTACCGACCTGCTGATCGGTAAGTCATCTGGCAGCGTATCGGCATCAAATATTGATATTGCCTATGATGCTTCTGCTTCCTGTAGCACCGCTAATATCAGTATCACGGTGGCCTCATGAGCAAATACACCGAACTGATCACTAACTACCATGCTACCAAGCCACTCTTTTTTGACCATATAGATCTGAGCACCCGCCCGCTGATTGATGTGTCCAGCACTATGTCAGGGCTTGTAACAGCCTTCGATATCGATACGGCGGTCGGCGTGCAGCTCGATATCCTCGGCCTGTGGATTGGGCGTAGTCGTATAGTCAGCCAGCCAATTAGCGGCGTTTATTTCAGCTGGGACACTGACGGGCTCGGATATGACCAGGGCATCTGGCAAGGGCCATATGATCCTGATTCTGGCTATACGACGCTGAGTGATGAGACGTACCGCATCATTCTTAAAGCGAAAATCGCTATCAATAACTGGGACGGACGCAATGATTCGCTCCCACCCATCCTCGATGCTGCAACTGCGGGTTCCGGTCTGAAGATGCAAATTGTCGACAACCAGGACATGACAATCTCGGTCTGGGTATTTCCGGAGACGGACATCTCTGATGTGTCTCTCGAGATGATAGCCGCCATCAAACAAGGCTATCTCACTGTTAAAGCCGCTGGCGTATGGGCCGGTGATGTTGAAACGCCTTCGGTAGAAACACCGTCTGAAGGCTCTAAATTCTTTGGGTTTGATATGGATAACGAATACATCGGCGGTTTCGATACCGGCGCTTGGGGGGTATTACTCTAATGGCAATAAATAACTTTAAAGCGTTCGCGCTTGATCCTAACGCTAATGTCACATCACAGGCTGACTGGGAAGCGCTTCCGGCGCTTTTGTCCGGATTCACTTCCGGGAAAGCGTCAAGTGCGCAGGTGAATAAAGCAATTCGCCAGTCCACTACGATAGCGGCACTTATCGGCCAGTTTATTGCGAACTCGGGTTCTGACGCTCTCGATAATGGAGATGTTAACGGACTGGTCACGAAATATCTTTCAGCCTTAACAAGAAACCTTGGCCTTGGCTCAGCTGCTGGTCGGGATGTCGGAAATGCGCAAAGCTACAACATCCCAGATATGAGCTATTTCACGCTAACAGGGAAGGGAACCGATAACCTTCTGGTCAAAGGGCCTAACGGTCTAATCGTGCAGGTATTCCGCCGCACGCTGCCGAACAGTACCACGATCGGTGTTCCGCAAACACTTGCTGTTACATACCCAACGCCTTTCCCGGTAGATGTGTGGGGCGTGTTTTGCACAAAAAGGACCTATGCACAAATAGTCACCTCGTGTGAAAGCTCCAATAATACCGGATTTGATGCTGTGACATGTCTCACCTCCGGAACCAGTCCGGGCTCAAACACTTCTCAAGCTGTATTTCTTGCATTTGGATATTGATTATGAACGATAAAAATGAACAGGTAGTAAATCCAATGCCGCTCCCAGTACGCATTGATGGCTATATCTGGGATGCGAAAAATGTTCGGCTGCTGGCTTATCTTCTGAAACCTGAGTACGAAGCGCAGGGGTTGTGGCCCGAAGATGGTGTTGATGTATCGGAGGCTGTTTCGGATGAATTTACCGGACAACCGCCAGAAGCAAAGACGATGGGAGTGGGGGAGGATGGAATGCCAGCATGGGTTGATATTCCGCCGCCATCCCACGATGAGTTAGTCGCTCAAGCGGGGGCCGAAAAACAGGCCAGAATTGACCAGGCTAACGAGTATATGAACAGTAAGCAGTGGCCTGGGAAGGCCGCAATGGGACGCCTTAAAGATAGTGAGAAAGCGCAGTATAATGCGTGGCTTGATTATCTTGATGAACTTGAAGCTGTCGATACTTCTAAAGCGCCGGAAATCGCCTGGCCTTCGCCACCAGCGGTTTAATCTCACCATGGCGATGTGCCAGATTTGTGTCATACATGGTAAATCGCCTTCAGCTTTCTTACATCATGTGCCATTGAGTTGTGCAGTGTGAATGCGGCAATGTACATGTAAAACAGCTAGTTATATGTGATTCTACTAATTCGTAATGCGAAGGTCGTAGGTTCGACTCCTATTATCGGCACCACCTTTTCTCGTAAAATCATCAAGTTACTATTGCAGTGTTTTGCTTTGTTCAGCACTAATGTGCATTTTGCGCGTTGCGGATGTGACAAAATGGAGGCAACTGATGATCAATATATTTGTTTCAATGAGTTGAACAATGCAAAGTGGGAGTTTTGTAAGACGTGCAATCGCAGGTCCTCGCCATTCTGTGAGCGGAGATTTTAGCTCCGAATTACATGAAAACCACAATTTTACTTAGGGATGGGGTGATTTTACATGAATAAGAACATTTACCTAGAAAAAACAAGCGACTAACATAACTTATTGGCAGAAATCCTTGTCATCTTGCGCTGTATTTTTTAATCTATCTTCAATATCTACCAGAAGATAGGCCACTCATGAAATTCCAGGACATTGCTACTTTTTCCGGAAATATTCTCACCTTTTTGGGATTGCCAGCACTGATTTTTTTTAATTTTTCCTCTTTTTTGTTTTTTCTGAATGAATGGAAGATTCCTTTCATATGTGGTTCTGTTGTCATTCTAATAACTACATTAATTTATCATCGAAAAAAAAGACGTTATCCCAACAAGTCGAGTTGTTTCTCATTGCTTGTGTTGTTTTTTGCAATGGGTTGTGCGATTTTCTACCAACCATACCCTGAATTTGCACAGATAAGCATTTCTGGCTTCTATAATGAAAAAGATGGGGGGTGGAACAGTAGTAATACAGATGAAAATGCTTATGACATCACTAACCAGATGGAGGAGACGTGGAAAAGGGCCACATCTAAAGAGAATCCTTCATTCCAATTTGTGCCCCCGTTTGCGGTTGAGAACTGGCAATTTCCGACATTGTTTTTGACTCATCGTTCTAAACAGCAAATAATTAATTTGGCTGAAGCGAATTCTCGCTCAGTCGTAACGTTGGTAGGGTTTACACGTGATAATAAAATAGAGAAAATCCACTATAGTTTGAACGGGAAGTTGTTATCACCCAATGCGCATAGCATTAATTTAGAGAGTAGATGGTTTAATCAGATTTTTGATAAAATTATTTCGCAATCACAGTTAACTGATGCTCAAAAGCGAGAGATAATAGCTAAGATCCTCTTCATTGATATAAATGCCCGTACACTAAGTGCCCGAAAAGATGAAATGGACGCTATTGGTATGGCTAACCTGGTCGTTAAGATAAGAAGTGAGGTCATTGATTTAAAAGGAAGATATCCTTTTATAGACGATGAGCTCAACTTTTTGATGGCTGGTCTGACAGCTTCTTTCGTAGATGTTTATAGTGCAGAACTATCTGATGACGTCGCTGCTGGGTTTTTAGTGCAGGCACTCAGCTTTCATCCGTATTATCCTTATCCAGATAAGGAGAGTTTTCAACGCGCTTATGTCAAAAATAGTTATGATAAATGGAAACTAACTAATGACGCTGAAAATGATGTGACTTTATTGAGCCACCTTGCGCAGTTGACATATTTTATCGAAGATACTAAGGAAAAAGAAAAGATCATTGATGAATTTAAAAATCAGGTTTTTCTTCAAAACCAATCGCCTACGATTTTTTATTCAATGCTAGAAATGATCAAAACCAGTAATTCACTGCTTGATATACCAGTTAAACAAATTCATGAAATTAAAGAAATAGAAGATTATACGGATAATTTTCTTTATCAACATCCAGGCATGGATGATGAATTCATTGAGTTAAAAAGCGTATTGTTATACGGTGTATGCCATACCTGGTATGTTAATCATAATCGAAAAAAAGATGCTTCAAGGTTATTGGGGAAATTCACAAATATTGTGGATAATAATCCTAATGTGTTGCATTTTTTAATGAAAATGAAACAAGAAGATAGTGAATGA